GTTTATTGTTAAGCGAGCTTTGAAGTCTGGAAAATATGCGATATTTGCTGATACAGGACTTGGTAAAACAATCATGCAACTTGAATGGGCGCATCGGGTTGTGCTTCATACAAAGAAACCCGTTCTTATTTTAGCTCCTTTAGCAGTCACTACTCAAACAATTGAAGAAGGTAATAAATTTGATATTCCTGTAAAAAGATATAAAGACTTTAAAGGGTCAGGAATTTGTATATCTAATTACGAACAATTAGACAATATAAATACAGAACAATTCTCCGGTATTGTTTTAGATGAAAGTTCAATCTTAAAGAATTTTAACGGAAAATACCGGACTCAAATAATCGAAACGTTTGAACAAACTCCATATAAATTAGCATGTACCGCAACCCCATCCCCAAATGATCCGATGGAATTAGGCAACCATGCTCAGTTTTTAGACGTTATGAGCTACAATGAAATGCTTGCAATGTATTTCATTCACGATAGTTCAGATACCGGATTATGGCGTTTAAAAGGCCATGCGATTGAATTATTTTATGAGTTTGTTTCTACATGGTCAATTATGCTTAATAAACCCGGGGATATTGGATTTTCAAATGAAGGATATGACTTACCACCTTTAAATATTAATCAGATTAGTATTGAAACCCCATTGCCTCCAGGGGTTTTATTTGGTGGGTCATCAGTTAATGCAACTGACTTTAATAGAACATTAAGGGAAACTGAAAACTTAAGACTTATTGAGGTTGTAAAAATAGTAAAGTCAATTAATAATGAACAAATAATTATCTGGTGTAAACAGAATGAAGAAGCAAAAAATCTATATAGGATTTTAACTGAAAATTCCTTTGAGTGTAGAAATATACAAGGGTCGGATTCTCCTGAGAAAAAAGAAAATGATTTGATTGAATTTGCACATGGGAAATATCAAATAATGATTACCAAAACACAAATTGCATCATTTGGTATGAACTTTCAAAATTGCCATTATCAGATATTTGCTTCGCTGGACTTTAGTTTTGAATCTGTATATCAGGCCATGCGTAGATCATGGAGATTCGGCCAGACTAAAGAAGTAAATATATGGATGATAACAACTGACAGAATGATAAATGTAACTCAAATTATAAACGAAAAGGAAAAACAATTTAAAACTATGCAAATGGAAATTACGAAAGCAGTTAATAAGAATATCAAAGGTGATATAACTCATTTTTCTGATGATTCAGAAGATGTTAAAACTTCCGAATACTGGATCATGAGGGGTGATTGTGTTCAGAGAATTAAGTCAGTACCGGACAATTCAGTTGATTTAATGGTATTCAGCCCTCCATTTGCAGACCTTTATACTTATTCGAATTACGTTGAAGATATGGGGAATGTCGCTGATTATGACGAGTTTTGCACTCAGTTTGGCTATCTGGTTAAAGAACTGAAAAGAACATTAAAGCCGGGCCGTTTGTGTGCAGTTCATTGTATGGATTTACCTACTCAATTAGGCCGGGATGGGTATATGGGAATAAAAAGATTCAGTTCTAAAATTGCTGATATGTTTGAAAGTGAAGATATGTTTTTGCACTCTGAATTTACAGTCTGGAAAGATCCATTATTGGCAGCTGTAAGAACTAAGGCATTAGGATTAGCACATAAACAAGTCACTAAAGATATGAGCCGAATACGCATGGGATTGGCTGATAAGGTAATGGTATTTAAGAAAAGAGGCGATAATGAAATACCGATTCAGTTAAAAGATAAAAGATTTACTTCGTATATTCCGATGCACGAATTTGATAAATTTCCAAAGTCACCGGAAGGATTTAATGAGTTTTGGGGATTTGATCCTGATTCGAGTTATGACCGGATTACTCAATATTCTCATCAGGTTTGGCAAAGATACGCTTCTCCAGTATGGATGGATATTGATGTTACCAATGTACTTCAATACACAACTGCCAGAGATCAGAATGACGAGAAGCATATTTGCCCGCTTCAGTTAGATGTTATCGAAAGAGTCATTTTGCTTTACTCGAATGAAGGCGATACGGTATTGAGTCCGTTTGGTGGTATCGGATCAGAAGGTTATCAGGCATTAATGATGAACCGGAAGTCAATTTCCATTGAACTTAAAAAGTCTTATTTTGATATTAATGTCAGGAACCATAGAAATGCAGTCGAACAAAAAACACAATCTACTTTCATTTTCGAGTAATTAAGGCGTTTATTCAACCGGCTAAGGGGTAAGGTATAAAAGTCATTAGTCAAATATATGTTATCAAACATATAAAATAATTTGTTATATAAAAACATGTTATATATCTTTACATCATAATTAAAACCTGCAAAGATGAAAACACTTGAAACAATCAAATTAGAATGCGAAAAGAAAGCTACTGAAATGGCAATCGCTGAATTACTGTACTGGAATCTTGTTTCTAATGACATGAGAAAGAATGGTTATTCTGAGACAACTATATCGAATAGAAAATCCTTATTAGAAAAAAAGGCAAAAGGTATTTTTAACTAACCTTTGCAGGTCGGGTGCGGATTACTGGGGTTACCCATCCCGCACTCGTTACTTGCATCTTAACTTTAAAATAATGAAAATAGACTTTCAAAAGATTATTACCAATTCTGGTAAACCGTTAACAAAGGCGCAACTTGCAAGGGAGTTAGTTGCACAGGGAATATTTAAGAACCAGGTATCAGCTTATAACATGATACAATTTCACGAAACAGGCAAAGCAAAGTCAATTGATTATGAACTTTTGCAGTACTTAATGGACAGATTCAATTTAACCGCAAGTCAGATAATTCAATAAAATGGGAAAACAAATCTACTACCTAAAAGACGAGCCACTATGTCCGATCTGTCATAAGCCAGACGAGAATAAAGGTTCGACAAATCTGAAGATATGCCAGTCCTGTGCTGATCAGTTAAAATGGTCGTTCGATCCTGAATGTGAATTAGTAAAGCAATATTGTAAAAATTAACCAAAATAAACCCTTATTAAAATGGAAACTTTAAAAAACAACTCAGAAATGATGAAAACAATCGTAGAGACATTCTTGATTGAAGAAAACATTGAACTCATTTATGACAATGAGAAACTGGAGAAGTGGAATAATCTTGTTACGCAACTTGATTTAAAAGGACAAAGTCAGATTGTAAAACCTTGCAAAAGTCCTATTCCGTTTTTGCACATGAAAAAAGGTATAGTTGAAATATTTAGTACACTATGTCCTGTTCGAGTGAATATAAGAGAATTTAATATAACGCCTATTCCGGTTGAGATACTTGATTTAATTTCTCTTTCAGAACGTGAACAATATTTCGGTGAAATGCAAATATGGTATGATGATAAAAAACCCGATCCGGCTTGTGTTGGGATAATACAAAACTGGATTTTGCATGAACCTCACTCTTACAACCAGATGAAAGGGCAACCGGAATTTCACTCTAAATCAGATGCAGATAATCACTTAATGGTTAATTCCATTACGGCTGATGTTTATCATTGTTCATGGAAAGATGTTTATTATCTAATTGGTCGATGGGCTGATGTCAAGCAGTCTATTGAAGAACTTAAGGCAACGGCTATTAAAAGATTTATTGATGAAGAAAGTAATCAACTTCAAAAGACATTGAAGGAAACTCAAAGGAAAATTGACGATTTGCAGACTCTTGCATTTGATAAATTCAATTAAATAAACCGATGATACACTACTTTTACGACCGGGACGAGGAACCCGAAACCCTCAGCGAAGAGGAAGAACTTGAACTATCTGACCGTGAACAGATAGAAGCGGAGAATGAGTATGATCGGCGCAAAAGTGAAGATTAATTAACCCTTAAAAAAATGGAAACTAAAACACATTGGAAAAAAGTATTTAATTCCGACTATCTCGGTTCATGCGACCTGGAGGACGGAAAAGATCTGAAGGCAGTGATCAAATCGGTTGCTGTTAAAACAGTTAAAGGCCCGGACGGTAAAGAACAGGAACGTAACGTAGTCACTTTTACCGATACGAACCTGAAGCCGATGATACTGAATGCGACTAACTGTAAGTTGATAAAGAAGTTTGCAAAGTCAGTATTTATAAATGACTGGAATAATATCCCGGTTCAAATCTATGTGAAAGATGACATTAAAGCTTTTGGTGAAGTCACTGAAGGGTTACGGATCAGGCCGACACAACCGGCAATGAATAAGCCAAAGTTAATTCCTGGTATTCCGGCATGGGATAAGGCTATTGAATTTCTGTCAAAAGAAGGCACAATAGAGAAGGTTAAGGAAAAGTATGATCTTACACCCGAAAGCGAAGAACTGTTAAAAGCTGCCGTAATATGATACATCACTTAATTGATCAAAACTCTGAAGAGTGGGATTTACTCAGGCTTGGTAAATTCACCGCTTCAACTTTCGGTGACTTATTTATGGCAAAAACTACTGCCGGTTACAAAAATGCAATTATTAAAGTAGCTTTTGAACGAGTCACTGGTGAAGGTGAAGAAAACTATTCCAATAAATGGATGCAACGAGGACACGAGAAAGAACCTTTTGCAGTCGAAAATTACGAGTTACTTACTTTTAATTCATGCGAACCAGCCGGGTTTTATGAATTTGATGAGTATATTGGAGCCAGCCC